GAAGATACAGGGTTTGAAGTAAGAGATGCGATCTTTGTAGGAGATGGGGAGAGCGATTTCTATTACTGCTCGAAAGCAAGTAGGTCTGAAAGAGAAGAGGGGCTGGGTTCATTTGAAGAAAAAGAGGGTCATGGTGGGCTGGATGCGACAAAGAATAAGTCCATGAAAACGGGTAGCGGTAATGAACGAAACAATATTCGTAAAAACACACACCCTACTGTCAAGCCGATAGAAATAATGAAATGGTGTGCTAGAGACATAAAACCTAACTCTAAAGTAGTAGACCCATTCTTAGGGTCTGGAACTACTGGGATTGCGATGTCTCGTTTAGGGCATGACTTTGTTGGTATAGAGTTACAGGAAGAATATGCAAAGATCTGTGAGGCTCGGATTAGACATTGGATGCCTATTGGAACTGAGATAGAGTCTGAAGCTCAAGTAGGTAAAGCAGAACCTAAAAAGGGTGAGCAAGTATCTATATTTGACATCTTTGATTCATAGATCATTTATTGTGCCTCATTTTTATTTGAGAAAGGAGAGCGTTAATGCTCGCGGAATACATTTGGATAGATGGTGGAAACCCAACAGCTAGAGTTAGATCTAAGACCAAGTACATACACGACACCACACCAAACACCGTTGAGAGATTGCCTCTGTGGAACTTTGATGGTTCATCTACAATGCAAGCGATCGGCAAATCCTCGGACTGTGTATTAAGACCAGTACGAATTGTCAATGACCCCATTAGAGGAGGGGACAATATCTTAGTTCTTTGTGAGGTAGAGACTGTTGATGGCGATAAGCACCCCTCTAATACAAGGTCTAAACTTGTTAAATCTCTTGAGTCTTTTAAAGGTCAAGGAGAATGGGTTGCTTTTGAACAAGAGTATACTCTGTATAAAGGATCAAGACCTCTAGGATTCCCAAGTGAAAGAAGATTCCCAGCAGACCAAGGCCCATATTATTGTGGTGTTGGTGCAGATGAAGTATCTGGTAGACCTCTTGTAGAAAAGCACTTAGATATTTGTCTGCAAGCAGGATTGCCTATTACGGGTATTAATGCAGAAGTCATGCCTGGTCAATGGGAATACCAACTTGGCGGGCCGAACATAGACGCTTTAACAGCGAGTGATCATCTATGGATTTCTAGGTGGCTCTTGTATCGCATTGGTGAGGACTTTGACATCACAGCAACTCTTGATCCTAAGCCTGTCACTGGAGATTGGAATGGGGCGGGTATGCACACCAACTTCTCAACCAAAACCATGAGACAAGAAGGTGGCATCGAGGAGATCAACCAAGCTGTTGAAAAGATGTCTCACAGGATTCAAGAACACCTTGATCGCTATGGGGCAGGTTATGAGATCAGACTAACAGGCCACCACGAGACTTGTCGTTATGATGAGTTCAAGTGGGGTGTTTCAGATCGTACAGCTTCTGTTCGTGTCCCTGTCGAAACGGATAAAAATGGTTGTGGCTATTTTGAAGACCGAAGACCTAACGCTAACGCAGATCCTTATCTTGTATGTGAAGCATTGATAAGAACGATCTCTGAAACTTGGGAGTAAACCATGAAAGTTCGTGTGGAATGGGATTTCTCTCAAACAGAGTTAGAAGATACAGAATACGACAAAGCAGTTGAGCAGTCTGGGCTTCCCCATATCGTCCTTATACCCATAGATGTGGCTTATGAGGATGAAGGTGGGATCTCCGATTGGATCAGTGACAAGTTTGGGTTTACAATCTACGAGTGGTGGGAAGTGTGACCCCCTTCTAAATAGGGGAGAGTAGGTCAAAGCGATAAAACGCTGACTTGACCCCTACCTCTAAGACCCCACCACTACGCACCAACAATTGAGAAAAGTTTGAGGGGTCATTTACTACATCATAAGTAGCCAACCCACAGATGTAGAAATCGAGGTTAGACTTTCGTATCACGATGACCTGCGGTGTATTTGATGAGCTAGGTGTGGGTTTCCTTAACAGAGGAAAGTCTCCCATGTTCACAGTCTTAACTCCGACTTCATAACCTGCTGATCTCAAGTCGGGAACATAGTAGTCATTAGAGTCTCCTATCGAGAAGTCTACAAAGGATTTACCTATGTGTTGTTCCACTGCACACTCACCACCCCAACCAGTCAGGTATCTTTTAGCCAACGACTTTGGGTCTTTAAAGTATTGACCCCCCTCTTGTCTTTTCTTCTCGATCACTTTCTTAACGAACGACCTTATTTGAGCATCTTTATCGGTGCTTAGAGAGACTTTTGGGTATGAAGCTAAGTTCGGGTATACCCAATGATTAAAAGTGGCTTCTACGCCCTCTAGTAAAACCATCTTATCCTTCATATTAAATTTCTGACCATCTAAAGAAGCGATCATCTTCTTTATGTGTAATCCCTTTACGCTTCACTTTACCTGCTTTCTTGCCACGCACATATCGTTCAAAAGAGGTAAAGTGTTTGCGTTCTAAGTCTGAGAGATCATCGACTGTGATCTGTTCTTCAACTAAGAGCCAAAACCTGCTACTGGCTTTAGCTACCCAAAAGGCATCGGCTTGATGATTATTCCATCTCTTAGCCCCTTGACCATCGGTAGCTTGTTTTGCGGCATCCACCATATCTCCTTTACCCATCTTCCAACCTTTGGGTCTATTAAGAAAAGCGGCGGCATGGGATTTAACTTGATTAGGGGATAAATAAACAGTGTCGCACTTTTCAAGCATGAGGGCTTCATTGCTATATAGGAAGAGTCCATACATACCCTCAGAGAAAAGGTCATTGAAGATAGGAGACTCAATCCCCACTCTTAAAGTCTCCTCTGGGTGGTCTGTTCTTACTTTCTGTACGATTTCTCGTAGTCCTTCTCGCAGGGTGATGTAGCGTTCAACGAACATGGTTTTGGCATCGGTTTTCATTGTGCCTTTATCCAAGAAGTGTCCGTCATCACGAATGAGAGTCCAACCGAAGTTTCTGAGTGAGGGGTCGAGTCCTAAAATCATTTGTAGTTCCTTTATAATCATCTTTAGATATCGTTATATGATACCCCTTTAAAGGAGAGAACCCACCATGAGACATGATAACAGTTATCGTAGAGCAAGACGCTCTTATCGACAAGCATCAATGAATCGTCAAGCTACAATGGAGCGTATCGCAGGACTTGAGCTTAAAGTTGCGGCGATGGAATATCAAGCAGGAATGACAGACTCATTAAAAGGTCTTTTCCTCAAGTATGTCGCAGAACCACTTGATAAGTATCGCAGGCATCTTAACCTTTTCTCTATGCCTGTCGATGATCTTATGGATGATGTTGTCGAAGCAATCGCCCCAGAATATGCGGAAGCTCTGATGGAATCTGAAGTAGACGCTGACTTTGAGGAATTTGAAACAGGGGCTAAACTTAGACAAGAAGAGAGAGAGCATGGTCAATCTTGGTTCTCACCGAGAGGGAAGTCACCAGAGTTTTACGAGGGTTATACTTGGGGCGACACCAATGATGGCCCAATACCTAACGAAGTAAAAAAGCGTATCATTCAAGAAGCGGCACAAGAGCATGACAAAAAGGTTGTTGAGAGAGCATTAAAGAAAGCTCTTAATGTCATCAACCCTATTGAGATCATCAAACACGCTTACCACATCATTAAAAAGCATGGCTGGGACCCTCATTCCGAAGAGATTTGGTATAAAAAATGGCCTAAGCGTTTCTTCAAAGTTGTTATCATGGGTATTGCTGTTTCTATTGTAGAAACAATCGAACACTATGTACTCCCTGCTCTCATGGTCAAACTAACTGGAAACCCTGCATGGTGGGGTCTTGCTTCTATACCTCTCCTAGAGATCATTTTACCTATCGTACTTCAATACTTCAAGAAGTCTAAGGGAGACACAGTAGATGAACCAGGACACCTTGATTGGTATGAAGAGAACTATGGTGAAATTGAGGACTCTCTTGAAGACGAAAATGCTTTTAGAGGTCGTAGAGCTTACGACTTTTAATAGTTTATTTATAGTCGTTAATAAGTGAATCTCTTTAACCTTAAACAAATGGAGAACCATTATGAGAAGATCTGCATCAGAAATCATCCGTAATCTTGAGCAACGCATTGCTCAACTTGAAAAGGGAAGTTTCAATGTTGGGGATCAAGTAAAATGTGATGTACTTGGAAAACAAGTCAAAGGAACTATCCAATCAGATCACTTCGGCAAGTATGTCTTTGTAGACTTTGGCAGTCAAACTCTGGCTGTGCCTTATGGAGACTGTGATCTTGTCAATCAAGCAACAGCACCTTGGAATCCCAAAGATATGTTTAAGAATATGGCTAGGTCTTTCCCTAGTTTACCTAGAGGCCAAGCACAGTCTAAGAATGGTCGAACGGAAATCTTTGTGTCCGAGATTAAAAAGCATTCCGCTGTGATTTCTATCGCAGGACCTACTTATTCAGTCGCCAACAAGATCGTGGCAAAGATTGGGAAACTAGGTAAGAAGTTTGGGTTCGATCTTGTAGATGATAGGACTCTTGTATTGAATGATGGCAGTGGGTACAAATATGTGATCAAGATAAGTACAATGGGGAGTGTTTATTTTGGTGCTAACGAGCATATTCGTTTGTACTAAACCCATATGATGATCAATAATTTTAGGTGTTAGTCTAAAACCTAATCCTTGTCTAAGACGCAAATACCTCGACTCACATTGTGGATTACGGGGAAGCATTTCCCTCCTGCTACAATGACAGTTCCCAACATAGAGGGGTCTTTAGGGTGAACCACATTATCAGTGGTAATCACCTCATCTATACCTAGCTCATTCAACCTTTGTTCTGCATCGGTGAATGAGCCTTGTTTTATGCCCCACAGCTCTTTTTCACTACGATCTAGTGCAATCCCTAGCATAGCCTCTATAACTTCCTTTACAGAGGCTTCTATGCCCCATGTAAGCACAGACTCTCTATTGGATGGTTGCTCGACCCATTTAAGTAAAGCATCACCTTTAGGAGCACCAACTAATAAGGGCTTACACTTAGGTGGCACATCAACTTCCATAAAGACAGGTGTCTTACCTTTTACTTGTAGTTCAACGACTTCAATCATCATCATCATCCTGTGAGTTATCTACATCATCTGCGAGTACCCACAAGAGAGCGGCCACATCGGGGTATTTACTCGCTATTTTACCCATGTCACCCTCATTGATGAGGCCATCAAACTCTTTATTAAACCTTTCCTTAATCTCTTCTTCTGATTCGTGAGGTTTAAAGAAAGGGCAATTGTTTGGGACTGAGTTGTCGCAAATGACACCATCCCAAGTTTTTGGGTTTTCTACATCTTGTAGGCATACATAGAAAAGAGCTTCGTTAGCATTCCCAATAACTTGCCCAGAGTGGGTGCAGTTATTGGGTTTTTTCGATAAACCATTGCGTATCGCTTTCTGAAGCAGTCTATATTTAACTTGCTTGAGTTTATGTCTAACAGCACCTTGTTTCTTCATTTGATTCTCTTTAGTGTTGCACCATTTTTGCTTGGGGATATTTTATACCCTATATCACAGTTATCGGCTATTGTTGGGTCATGTGTAATACATAAGATGTCCATACCCAAGCGTTGACAGAGAACTTTAAGAAAATCGACTAATATTTCTACTCGATTTTCGTCCACAGCAGGAAATGTCTCATCAAGAATAAGTACTGGTCTAAGATTTCTTTTAAGGATTAGAGAGATTCTTAACAACAGGCTTTGGATAGTGGTCACTGCTCCGCCAAACGCATCTAAACCAGCCCCTACTATCTCAAG